ATGATGTTACTAAAAGTTGTCAATCCCTCTTCGAGGAATTTATCTCGACAAACACAAAGTAACTGAATTATTGGGAAATCATAAGGAGAAATTCCCGATCGTTGGCGTAAGTAATTTTCAATAGCATTCTGAATAAATTTAGAACGAGTTCCCAATCTTCTTCTCCCTTCTAATTCTCCAACTAATTTCTCGGGTAAATATACCTTAATTTCGCTCTTTCTCGCCATGGGGGGGGTCTCCTATTGTTTGGGGGGGGTCGCTACCCATATTTAGGGGTTGGGTTTTCGCCACACTGCGTGGCAGTTTTGGCTTAGGCAACGCCCCACTTGTTCAAGAAAAGGATTTGACTATGTATATTAACTATCGAGTGGGACATCCCTTCCATGGCATCCGCTAAAACAAAGAATTTTGAACTGACCGTCTTGATTGACGCAGACACTTCTGCTGATAATCAAGAAATAGACCTGACCGATTATGTCGATATTGCAGATAACGAAGCGTTTGAATTGCAAGATTGGGATATTATGCTTGACCCAAATTCGGGTTCAATGACTAATCTTTTCCCTACTGCAAACTCTACATGTTTGTTTCAAATCGCAGATTCTAATCTGACAGACTTCGTTAGTGATAACCAAAGAACCTCTTTGGGCGTTGCGCGCATTTCTTATCAGGTTGCTAACTTAACAACAGATAAGCAAGTATCGATTTCCCATGATAATGACTATTTTGAAAATCTAATTGTATCAAAGACGATCTGGGTGAGAAATGAGTCCTCCGCTGGTACTCTCTCCCATACGCTAACACTACGTGGCAGAATCGTCAAGCCATCCGCTAAGGACTACATGGCACTTATTTTGACACAGACCGGACAAGTAGCCGCTTGAGGTGGTTTACTTGGTAAAGGTTGAAGGCACTCTCGCTGAATTGCGAGAACTGTTTGTCGAAGGTGCTAAGAAAGAAGCACGCAAGACGGCAAGGAAGGCAGGTGCGAAGGTTGTTAAGTCTGCTGTTAAGCGTACTAAGAGTGCTTGGCAGAAGTTTATGGCGAACCCCAAGAAGCAAATACGCTTCAAGACAGGTAAGCGTAAAGGTAGACTTGACCTCAAGCGAATGGCCGCAGCATATAAGCGAGAACAAAGAAAGTCAAGGAAGTGATGATGATGCCTGATAGAATCTTTGATGTTGATTGGGGCCAAGTAGTTCATTCAGTTTCAAGAGTGGCAGGTACTGACACACCAGCAAGTGATGAATTCACAATGGCTGACGATAATGGCACTATTATTGAACAAGGTTCAAGCATGTGTGTTATCTTTCAAGAAATCGATTTAGAACAATTAACTATCGAAGGCAGGGTATTTACTCCTAAAGGAATTGAAGTTCAAAGACCTTGGACCGCCCCGATCGGGCAAGATTGGAACTTCTTCCCAGCTACAAGATGCTATGAATACCTCTATGTTTTCTCAAATCCACTACCTAATGATGCTCTAACAGTAGGTAGTATTGAAGGATTCAAAGATATGGGATTGGATGCAAGCCTAGGCGGAAGAGGAAGTCAAGTTTACAACGGTTTTCAAGTTCCAGACAATGCTCAATGCATCTTTGCTCAAAACACTGTGAGTGTAAATCAAATGGCTAATGCCGCTTCCGTATGGAATGGTACTTTAGAAGGTGGCTCTGCTGGACCTCCTCCTGTTCCGGCAGACCCTTATGCACCATTAATGGCGGCTGAAATGACTGTTACAGAAGTTAATCGATGGGGTTCATTACCTGACATTATTGGCCCTAAATTGTATTGTTATAGAGTTCTATTCTATCCATCACAGTATCAAAGTGGATTAAGTGGTGGCGCAAACCCAATAGTAAACGCTACAGGTTTTACAGCGCGAAATCATTCTTCTATCTCAATTAAGATAGTATGCGAAGAAGCAAAATTAAGCGAAGGCGAATATCTAACGCGTGCCGCTAATGCCTACAATAATGCAAATGCTATCGACCCTAACAGGTCGTGATAGTATGTATGATTTGGAAGAATTATTTGAAACTCAAAGAGTATTTACTCCTGAAGAATATGCTTTCTTAGGTTATCAACCTAAAGGTGAAATCCCTCCTGATTTTGAAAAAGGAACCGAATTATCATTTGATTTGGGTATTGCATATCGCGCAGATACAAAGGAAGAGTATTACATAGATCTGGGAAGTTTTCTTCTCAATCCTACTTGGACTACTCTTGCTCGATTAGTATTTTTGAAAGATTGATTTTTGATTTTCCACTGCTTCCTTTAATCTTTTAGAGAGAAGTAAATCGACTTTTGCTCTAATGTTCGAGCGAAGAGGATTAGATGAATGAACATCTTTGTATTTCTTTGGAATAATCAGTGATGAATCAAGGTCAATCATTGGAAAGTTGCCCCACAACACATAGGGGCCGATGATTTGTCTTGGTTCGCCAAGGAATTCCTCAAAATATCTGATGGCGCCACGTACATTTTCAATCACCCAATACTTAGGTTTGATTTCTTCAATGAGTTCTATCGCAGAAATTAGCAAATTCATATCGGGTTTGTACGTGGCGATTCCATTTTCTCTGACCCACTTCGATTTTGGAGATGAATAACCATCAGAGAATTCCCTGCAAGGCGGAGATGCCCAAACCAAATCAACAAAAAGTTCGCATTGATTGGGGGTTAAATCGTTGATATTCATAATTACTGTCGCAGGAACCTCCATGAGCAAAGGATTGTTGTCAATTCGCAAGACCTCCCACTTGGGGTCAGTAATGAATGCTTCAGAAGCGCCACCTAAACCTGAAAATAAATCGAGCATATATTTCATACAACCCACTCCTTTACTCTCATTTTACTTGAAGCACAATTAGTACAATGAGGTTGGGTATGTCGAATGAATTCTATTCTGATATGGTAACAGAAATTACATTCGTAAATCTTCCAACAACCAGCAACTAATTTTCTATTATAGTAATCTTCTTTGTCAATCATTAGTTCACTTCCTCTATCATAGCCTGAATGATGTTACTAAAAGTTGTCAATCCCTCTTCGAGGAATTTATCTCGACAAACACAAAGTAACTGAATTATTGGGAAATCATAAGGAGAAATTCCCGATCGTTGGCGTAAGTAATTTTC